TCACCAAACTCATTTTGTACAAAGTCTTTGATAGATGTTACATCCATCTCTCCGTCATACAATTTAGTTACAGCTTTACCAATACCTTTTTCAGATTCAAGTCCTAATGACTGTAAAGCACTATCCATAGCTTGAGCCTTGAATGCTTTATTCTCAGCTTTAAGTTTTTTAAACTCATCTCTGAGTTGCTTTATATTGTCATTAGAATCCAAAGCTTCTTCTGTAGCAGCTTGGTCTAAGTTGTTTGTATCTTCCATTTTTATCTCCATCTTTTCTCTAGCATATAAATATCCCATAACATAATCGCTAGGTAATTAAAGGGATTTCACAAGGGTTTACGAATGACAGACAACACACCTTGGTAGTGTCATCGAATGCAGCCCTATATTTAGAGTGCCGATTCCTGCCAGGCACTACATCTAGTATAGCAGATTTATGCTTCTGTCAAGCCAGTTACAGCTCCACCTTTAGTTTTTGCTGCACCTGTTGCAACAGCAGATTGTGATTTAGCTTGTGCTGATAACTTAGTTAAGTCTTGTTGTGTAGCAAAGTCTTTTGTAAGTTCAGCTTCTGCTAACTGTGCTGCTGAATATTGTGAATCTCTGTTTAATCTTCTAGCAAGTCTAGATGCTGTTAGAGCTCTAGCTGCTGCAGTTTCAAACAATGGTGTAGCTTTTGTAGGTACTAAACCTGCAGATAAAAACATAGTAGCTTGGTCTGCAGTAAGTTCTTCTCCTGTAGATATTTGAAACCTAGCTCCAATATTAGCTACTGTTAATCTTCTATTTATAATATCAGTTGTAGCTTCAGGGTCTATAGCTATAGCAAGTAATACTTCATCTGTTACAGGTAAAGATTCATTTAGTTCTGATTCAAAGTATTGTGTATATTGAGTCATTACATTTTCTTTTAATGTAGCATCTAAGTTTGTTATACCTTTTCTTACGCTATCTAATCTAGATTTAAATTCATTTGGAGATACATTTCCGTCTAACAATGTGGGAAATAATACTTCTATTTTCTCTTTTGCATATCCACCAAGACCAGCTTCATTTAAATGTATAACTACAGCTTCTTTGTTTTGTAGGTACTGTGCTTCTGTAAGTCTTAAAGAACCGTCTGCTCTTTTAATTCCTGAAAACATTTCATCATATTCAGGAGCTGTTCTCATAGCAGCTAATGCAAACTCTGGTTTACCTGTTTCATTAAACCCTTCAGTGTATGCCTTAATTAATTTTTCTCCTCTTACAGGGTCTAATTTGGTGAGATAGGGTAGTAATACTTTAGTTTGTTCAACAGTTTGTACAACTGCATCATTATCTACAGATGAATCTACTGGGTCAGAACCTTCAAAATTTTGTCCTCCAGTTAATTTAGAAGCTGCTGTCGCTTCATCTAAGTTTGTTGTATATCCACTAGCTTCAAATTCTTTTAATTTATCTGGGTCATTACCTATTTCATAACCTTCAAGAAAATCTTTTCTATATACTCTTACCATTATATTCCTCTAATTACTGGTCCACCTAAAGCTTTATTTAAACTAGCAGCAACATTGTTTGCATAAAACATATTGTTTTCGTTATAAGCTTTAGTTCTAAATGCTTTACCTGCTTCTTGGTAAGTCATACTAGGTGCTTCTGCAAATTCTATATCCATCATATCAGGGGTTTCACCAAAGGTACTTTGATATAAACCAACATATGGTTGTATTATACTTGCAAAGTTTAAACCTTTACCCCCATACTTTTCACCATAGATAGGATGATTATCAAATATATTTTGTAAGTAAGAATCTCCTGCATCTTCTCCTTCAGTAGAATATATTCTTGCTACTGCACTCTTTTGTTCTCCTGATAGATTGTTATATCCGAATGCACCTAGATATTGTAGACCTCTTCTCTCAGCTTTATTTTCATTTATAAAGTCTGATATGTCAATACCTAGAGTGTCGTTACCAAGTTTATCTGCAGCAGAAGTAAATCTTTCGTAATATGGACTTGACGAATCAATTTCATATCCTGTTATTCCTACTACAAAACCAACAAAGTTTTTGGATTCAGCTTGTCCAACTATTCCTTGTGTATGAACTTCAGTTAAAGCAGACCAACCGTCTGGGTTCTCCATCTTCCATTCTTTAGGATTAATACCTAAAGATATGAACGTTTGCTCTAACTGACTTTCCCTAGAAGCCCTGAGGTTAGTTAGCTTTGCATTTGGTTTGCCTGTAATTGAGTAACCTGTCTTACCCATTGAATTTAAAAATTGTATTGTTTCAAAGTTATAAGGAGCTTGTATTGCTAATAGTCTTGGGTCATCCTCTTGTATTTGTGCTCCATTAACAACCATATCCATAAGTAAAGACATACCTGGATAATCCATAGTTCCATCTTCAAGTTCTACCCCATTAAAAAACCAAGGAGCAACATCTTGATATGTTTCTATTCTTGCTGCAAATCCTTCTCCTGGATTCCAATCATCTAAACTATTAAAGACTGTAGATATATCTTTGAGTTTTAATAACTCATCACCAATTAAATTACCTGGTGCTGTACTTGTAGCTGAAGGACCTACTCTTGTTTGGTCATCTGCTGTATTAGAAAATCCATTAGGATTATATATTGAACCACCATTATATGCTATCCATGATGTTCCTGAATCTTGTCCTAATATTTCTGATACATCCCATAACCAGTAGTAATGTTCGCCATCATAATATACTTGTTCAGGTGTAGGTTTTAGATAATGTCCTTTATAACCTGAACCTTTTGTTGCTGCAGATTCTGAACCTTGACCTTGCAAGTCTTCTATTTCTTCGCCTTCTATAGTTACATGTCCTGGTACGTGTGGCATTATTTATCCTTCAATGGGTCTAACTCTTCTATGTTACCTGCTTTTAAGTTTGGTATAAAGTACCTATTAAAAACTCTATTCTCCCCAGTCTTAGGGTCATTAAGGTTTTTTAAATTTTCTTTTAATTCTTCTTTTTGTTGATAATTATGTATTTGCAAATAAGCATCCATATATGCACCTATGCCTTCAATAACATCTTCATTAGACCTGTTCTCTATTTTCTTACCTTGAAGAAAAGGTTCTACAAAATCATTGTAAGCAACCCATTTAGTCATAGGGTCTACACTACTGTTTTGTTGAAAGTCTCTTACAATATGTGCAGCAAAGATTGTATTGTATTTATCGTTTTTTAAAAATTCTTCTAACTCTGATTCAGTATATTCTCTATCCATCTTGTCAAAAAATCTTTGTAACGTTGGGTCAGGTGTACCATCTTTTTCATAAAAACTTGCTGCGTTAATTTGAAATACACCAAAATCTTTTGTTTGATTTGTGTTTGTATTTTCTGCTTCTATTTCTAATGCTGATTCAAAGAAAGCAGTCATAGCCAATGCAGGAATTAAATCATCATCTACTTTTGATTGTCTTAAAGTATCTACAATAAATTCTATATCTGCTTTTGCCATATTATCTTCCTGCTCCAAATGCATTTATAACTCTTCCTAAGCCTTGACGATATGCAGCATCTTTTTGTTCAGTAGCAGCTAAGTCTCCAAACTCTTTCTGTATATAATCATCAACAGCAAATCCTAAAGCTTGTGTGATTTGGTCTGCTGAAGGAGGAGCTTCTACATAATAATCTTTTGAAGGAAGTCCAGCTTGCTCTCTATTCAATTTATCTTTTTCAATCTTTATAAGTTCTTTCTGATACATAAGCTCTGCGTCATTTTGAGCTTTAGTTAGTTTAGCTATTTCCCCTTTAGCAAAAGCCTCTGCTGCTTGCAAATCAAAACTGTTCAAAGGAACACCTAAGTAACTAGTTCCTTGTGTAGATATTTGTTGTAATAAAAACTCTGATGATGGCATTGGTATAACACTTCCTCTTGAAAAATCTGAAATAGTATCTGTAAAGTTAATATCATCTAATCCATCTAAAAAGAAATCTCTAACAAAACCCAAGAATGCATTGTTGTTTCCTTGTGTTCCAGCAGCTATATCAAATAAATCTTGTGTTCTTATTCCAAACTCTGCTTTAGGATTCATATAAGAAAATGCTGCTTCAACTGCTTCTTTAGTTACATCATCATATACACCTGGATTATAAGTACCAGGTGTTAAAAAGCCAGCGTCTATCAATGCTGATTGATAATCATAAACTCTATCAGCAGGAATGTTTGCTAAAAATGTAGAAGCTAATCCTTGATTGTATAAAGGTCTTATATCTGCGTCTCCACCTGCTGATGCTCTATAAGCTTCTAGATTAGGGTCGTCATACAAACCATAATAAACTAATCCATCCATCAAGAAACTTCTTTGATAAGGATTGTTTAACTGTCCAATATCTACTTCTATTTCTATATCAGATATTTTTTCTAAATAACTATCAAGCTTTCCATCTTCTTTATATTGAGCAAATGCTTCATTTTGTAAATCTTCAATTGTTTTAGGGTCTTGAGCTTCACGTTCTCTTTGTAAATCTTCTCTTCTTTGATATCTAAAAGGTTTAGATACACTATCTGCTTTTGCTGTTTCACCAGCTCTAGCTTCATTCTCTGCATCTATTTCATCAGCCGTAGGTCCTGTAGGTCTAGGTCTTCCTTGTATACCTTCTACAAATGCTAATACTTCTTGATTAGGCTCTTGTGATTCAGAAAAAAACTCTGTGTCAAAAAGAGCTTCTGCTTTCATTTGTTCGCCTCTTCCCAAAAGGTCAATAGCTTTTAAAACTAAATCAGCAGGTACTTTAAAAAGATAAGCAATAAACTCTGCTGAGTCTTCTGCTTCTGTAATTATTCCGTTCTTAATACCATTACCAATAGTATTAAGTAATTGTCCTAGTCTGTGTCCATCAATCATTATCTATCTATCTGTATCTCCGTAAAATCTTCTTCTATTTCGTATCTCAATACTCCATCATACACATAATAAAAGTCAGGGTGTTGACTAAATAACTGTTGAGCATAAGCCCTTAGTTGTTCTCTAAGTGGCAAGTATTCTGCTTTTTGCAGACTTGCATTAGGTCCATCTATGGACTGTATACCTAGAATTATTTGGTTTCTTTTTTCCAAGTACAAAGCTAAACCCTGCATAGAAGGTAAGTCTTTAACCTTTAACTTATCTCCATTAGGTAATTCTACCAAACTTTCTCCCTCGAATTGTAATAATTTAGTTAATTGTTCTGTTTTAGCTTTAGCATCTATTGATGAAGCAACTGTAGATGTTTGTCCATAACCAGGATAAATTTCTCTTATACCATTTCTAATTTGTGAAAGCATATCGTATTTAGCTTCTGGAGATATATTAGAATAGTATCCACTTTCAAATAACAATCTTCTTTGATACTCATAAGCTAATCTACCTTGTCCTTGTCTTATAGCAGTTATGTATTCTTCATCTGTTAAATCAACTCTATCTCTTTCAGCAAATGCATCTGACCATGCTTGAAAATTAAACTCATCCATTGGATTATCAGGATATAAGTAGTATCCAACATCAGGATATCTTTCTAGAATATCTTTATTTGTTTCTGTAAATAGAACACCTTCATCTGTATATGAACGTTTCTTTATTTCTCTAGACTTTGATGTAAGTATTGCAGTAGGGTCTAATCCAAATTGATTAACAAACTCTTGTGTTGCTAATACTTGGTCACCTTGATATTTAGCTAATATTCTATAGTATGCATCTGCAACTAAAGATATTCCAAACAAATGATGTTTAGGGTCTGACTCTTTATATTTAGCTGGGTCAATATGTAATGCACCACCAGGAGCAACTTCTACTTCGTATCTTAATACTGAACCTGTAGGTGCTGTAAATTGTACTAGACCTCTAATACCAGTTAATATAGTTGCAGTTCTTTTAGCTTTTTCTAACATCTGTGCTTGTTTTGCTGGTGTACTATCATCATACAAACCTGTAGTTACATACATTTTAATTACATCTTTGTAAGTGTTCTGATATATTCTATTGAACTCAGGGTCATCACTACCTATAGCTAAGAATTTTTTAGCCCATGAAGGTATTAAAGCTTCTACATACTCTAAAGGATTTAATGGGTTACCTGTTTCTCTTCCATATGGAAAGAATACTTTATCTATCATATCTGAACTAGGTAAAGCTTTTGATGCAGGATATGCAACCAATGGTCCTAAACCTGGAGCTGGGTTACCAGCAATCATGTTAAGTGAGGATACATAACCTTTCATTCTTATCTTTGCATCAGGTGCATTATCCATAACTTCTCCTGTTACAGGATTAGTGTATTGTCTTCCATCTCTATTGCCTTCAAACATCCAATTAGATAAAGCTTCATTACCAGGAAAGAAAAACATTTCTTCTCCTGTCATTTCATCTACATGAAAGAAACCTTGGTCATCATCATCAAACTTAGTTTTTCTTGCACCTTCTACAGCACGAGTTATTTTACGACCTGCTAATAGTTTTTTCTTATTTAATAATCTTGACCATGTACCTATAATCTCTAGGTAAACTTCTGCGAAAGGGAACGCAAGTCTTAACATATCTGATACAACATGTCGTTTATTTAAATCATAAAGTAAACCTTTTGTTTCAGTTAATGCATAAGCTTTAGCTGCATCGTCAAGTTCATCAATGTTATCCATTGTAAGTAAGTTGCCTTCATCAGCAGTAACTTTACCTGTCTTTGTTATCTTGTTTGCAAATGGAGTACCAATTTGTCTTTTATCTAAGTTAGCTTTTTTACCTTGTCTAAGTAATGTTTTTCTTAAATCATCTGCATAATATGCAGCATTCTCTTCTATAAACTTCCAATAGAATTGTCTAAATGCAGGAGACCTAGATAATCTATTAGTAGGAGCTGACATAACTATTGTAAATAATCTTTCAATAGCAGCATCATAAGAATTAATTCTTTCACCATCTAAATCAAAAGCTGATTTTTTCATAACATGATATTGTTCGTATGGGTCTTTTTTCTTTAGCCAAGCTGAATATTTGTTATGGTCTTCTATAGTCATGTTCCTACCGAATGTAATTTTTTCTCCATCAAGATTTAAGAATGCAGGTACTTTAGTTTCTCCTGCTGTAACTTGTTGTAGTTGTTTACCTTTAGCTATATGTTCTAGTAATTCACTATCACCTGCTTTTGTTAATTCAAATTCAATTCTAGAGTTTGGACTTCTTCTAGTTCTATATTCTCCAGCTACATCATCAAACAAATGTTTTGTACCATCTGGCATTATCTCGTAAGCTTTATATGTTCCACCAGTTTTATAATGAACTCTAGCTAATACAGAGTCAATGTATGCATCTGACATTTCTCTACTGTTTTGCATTTTAAACTTCTGATATTTACCTACATCATCAGAACCATAAGACAATGCTGTTCTCCAGTCAGATAAATCACCATTCCAAAATCTTTGTTTTATACTACTAACACCTGCTACAAATCCTTGGTCATTTACACCACCTCTAATCATTGCTAACTCAGCAGCTATCGGGTCATCTACTAACTGCATAATTTCTGAGGTTGCAGATGTATAATATCTTTCTTCACCTTTTTTAACTCTTTTAAATGAGAATGTTCTTTTTAATTTATCTGAATCTAAAATACCACCATGTGACATAGACATTGCAGATTGATGTTCAAATGAATCAGCAAGTAATTGTTTATCTCTAATATCAATAGCACCTTTAGCTCTTTTAATTACTGCATCAACATCTAACTCGCCTTTACCAATTCTTTCCAATACTTTCTTTCTTGGTTTACCTGCAATCCAAGCAAATGCTGATAATGGATGTGTAAAGACATTATCTAAATCTGCAGCCCACATACGTATCTGTTCTTCACCAACAACCCTTGCAGTCCACGCACCTCTTAATAAGATAAATGGTTTCCAAGCTTTGTTCATGTAGAAGTCACCTAACATTCCTGCCCAACCTTGTGATAGTTCTTTTACAGATTGTTCATCTTTACTTAATTGAAAACTTCTTCTAGCTGATTTAGTCATAAGCTTCATAGTTTCAAATGCAGTTTTATCATCTTTCATTTGTAAGTCATACAACTCTTTAACAGGTTTCGATAATAGTTTTTCAAAATCACTTACTACAACTTCATGTTTGTTTTCTAGTTTTATAGTTGACTTAGCAACTAAGTCTCCTCTACCAGATATTCTTAACATAAACTCTCTAGCAGGACTAAATACTCTTAGGAACAATCTTGCATCAGGAAGTGGTACATTACCACTAGCAAGATACTCTGATATCAAATGTGCTGTAGGTCTACCAGTAACTTGTGCTACTTCATTAAAGTTAGCTTCTTTCATTAAAGTATTTATAATATCGTCCATTCTTTCTGCATCTACACCTTTGTCTTCAAAGAACTGCAGTATCTGTTGTGGAGATATTCTTTCATCATTTAGAACTTTAAAACCTTGTTTATCTATATAACCTTGTTTAGATTTTACAAATACAGATTTTAAAATTGTTTGTAACTCATCTGTGTTTGCATAGTTTCTAGGACCAGCAACGTTAACTGTTTTATATTTTTTAAGTAATGCTTGTATGTCATTTACTTCAGCTCTAGTAAGAGTTTCATTAGCATCAATAACAATTAAAGGTTTATCTCCTTTAGGATATATACCTGGTTTAACTTTTGCATTAGTATTCCAGTTACCTCTTTGTGCATAGTTAAATGTACCTCTAGTTCCTTTTCCTGCAGGAGCTGTAGCAGAGTTATAAACAATAACTGTTACATCTGAATCAACTACATTTTGTATACTTCTTCTTACAAAGAATTTACCTTCAGGCATAGCATCTCCGTAATCAGCTCTTTCTAAATCATTAATTTCTTTTTGTATTTTTTCAATTTTCTTTTCTCGTTTAGTATCATTTAAATCTTTTTGTCTTGCTTTATACTGACTTCTTCTTTTAGCAAGAGCATCTGTCAAAGTAACTTCTTCTTTGTTGATACGTTTCATATCTTTTTGAAAACCAATCATATCAAAATCTTCGTAATCTACACCTTTTGCAGTTTCTTTAAGACCACGTACGTGTCTAAGTATTCTTGTTTGTACTTCTAATCCTGATATTTCATCTAGTATATTTATTTCATCATTAGGAACTTGTACAGATGTTTCTTTTATTCTTTTACCTGCTTGTGTAACTCCTCTAGTTTGTTTGCCTTGTAAAGTAATATTTAATTTCTGTAATGATTCTCTAGCAGCAATAGCTACTTTTATTCTTTTTAATATATCTTCTTCAGAAGCAGAAGGTGATAATTTAGATAAAGCTTTTTTACCTCTTTGAAATCCTTTTAGTGTTGCTGCAGCTTTTTCCCCTTCTATTCTTATTTGAGAAAGAGTAACAGTAAGTGCTGACCTTTTGTTTTGTGCAGATAATGCTTGACGTTCTTCAGATAACTGTTGTTTTTTTAATTGGTCTATTTCAAATTGTTTAGGGTCATCTAAACCTAACTCTGTTAACTCACCAGATAAATCATCATATCTTCCTGACTTAACACCTTGACTTGATGTATTAAGACCTGGTGTACCTCTACCACCTGTCTCTAAACCTAATTCTTTGCCAACGCGTAAAGCTTCTAAATCTACACCAGTATTACCACCTGATATAATTTTATTAGGTATGATATCTGCTTCTGCAATATCTGCTGATATTCTACCTACACCTTCTACTTCATCTACAAACAATTGCTGTAATTGTTGATTGTTCTTTACACCTTTTATATTTAGATTTACTTCATCTACAATTCTATTTAATGCACCAATTGATTCTTTTAATGAAAAATCTACTTTAAATAAATCATTACCAAGAGTATCTTCTATATCTATCTTTTGTCCTGACCAAGCTTCCTCTCCATACTTTGTATAAAAATATTTACGTGCTTCATCTACTGATGCAACAAACTTTCCAACTTGATTAACAACTTCTTTTGGTAAACCTAGTGCTTCATATTTATCCATGACGTGTCTTAACACTCCACCTTCTCCTGAATATATATCAAGTACCATATTTAATTTTTGTAAGTCTGCAGGTAATCCTTCTAATTCTTTTAATGTATCGTCTGTTATTGCATCTGCTATTCTATCTAATGCTTTATTAGCTACATCATCATCTACTTTAGAAAACTTCATCCAGTCTTTTAATTCAAAGAATGTGTCATTTAAATTTCCTGTGCTAAGTTGTGGTGCTGGGAACTCATCAAACAATCTATTAAACAAACTATTTTGTCCATTTAATCTCATAGCTGTTTTATAACCTGCTGCTGCGTTCTTATCTCCGTATCTAAGTCCTGCACCTAATCTTGACATTGAACCTTTGAACAATAAACTATTTGCATCAAACCTATCATTAACTCCAGACAATGGGTCTTTTATAGCATCTGATAATACTGATTTAATTTCTTGTTTATCAGTTGTATCTCTAAGTTTTTTATATAGCAAAGCATCTTTTACTTGATTGTTCTTTCTTCCTCCTCCAGACATAAGTATTTCTACTTCATCATAAGATTTAGAATCTGCAAACATTTGAGCTATGTTGTCACCTACTTGTGTATTAAAGTATTCATCTGCAGTAGGAGTATGTACAACTTTTCTTACAGCTTTATCTATAAGACCAGCATTTGATTTTTCTAGAGTTTTATTAAATGTTCTTGATACTTTACCTGCTTTTGCAAAACCTGCACCTACATAAGTTGTTGGGTCTGTAAGTATTGTATAAGCTCCATCAATAATACCTGACATAATATTGAAACCTCTAGTGCCTGGTTCAAATACTTCTACTGCTGTAATTCGACCAGGAGATAACTTAACAGTACCTTTTCTACCTCTATAAGTTCCTGATTCACCTTCTCTACTATCAAACTCTAATTGTGATATAGGTTTGCCATAAAAATCTTGTATAACTCCTCTAACTTCTTCAGGGTCAGCACCTCTACCAACTAACTCTTTATATATTTCTGTATCTTCTGCGACTGTTGAGTTACCAAAATATCCTTCACCAAGGTTTACATTTCTACCTGCTTTAAGTTCTTCTAGTGCTCTTGTTGCTAATGTTGGACCTTGTGCTTTTGCAGATGCTCTTACTTCTGCTAAACCTTCTGGGTCAATTAAAGGTATAAGAGTTCCAATACCTGAGAAGGCTAACATAGGATTCATTTGTCTTTTAGAGTAATATTTCATCAAACCTGTACCGTATTTTTTTGTAAACTGTGATGCAGACTCCATTCCAACTACAGCACCTCTAACAGCACCTCTTGTAATAGATTTTGTTTTATCCCACCAAGAAGTTTCTTTATTCATAAACTTATCTACTAAAGAAGTCCATTCAGAATTGCCTTCAGTTAATCCAATCATTGCACCAGCAACTTGAACATCTTTAGGTAAGAAACCAAATGTTTTAGATATGTTAGACATGTTTTGTGGTATCTGAGGATTCTGTCTAAAGTATTCCTCCATTTGAGCAGCTTGTGCTAAGTACTCTTCTTTCCAATCTTGATTATCATTATCGTCCCAAGGAGCGTCAAATTGCCATCTATAAGCCATACGTTAACCTGGAAATATGTCTTCGTCCATAAGAGCTAATATATCTTTACTTGGCAATACTCTATACATTGCTCTAAGTATCATATTAGACTCCATTACTCCCATGCCATATTGGTCCTGTAACTGATTAGCAGCTAACGATTCGCCTATTTTATCTGTTTGTCTAAAAATATCTTGTACTACTGGTGCTGTATTCTGAACTTGTTCAGGATTACTTAGTTGTACATTTGCAGCTTCTTCTACAAACATTTCTGCACCATCTTGTAAATTATCTAATTCTGTTGCTGAACTATAACTTTCAGATTGAAATTCTCCTTTATTACTTCCTGGTCTAAAACGTGCCATTGATACCTCCATCCGTATCTTCTCTTACAATAACTATGTCAAACCTACCTACATTAGGTATGTAAGCTATAGTTAATATATCTAATACATCTCCATCTTTATATACATAATTATTTTCTTCTTGACTTAACTCTTCAGAACTTGCATCCCACATTGGTTGTTCTTCTACGCTATAGTTATTAGCAATAATTTTTGCAAACTCAAAGTTTAAATTTTCTGGACTAGCCAACTGCTCCTCCTAACAATGCTGCTAGGTTTGGAGGTCCACCTGCTTGTTGTTGTTGCATAGCTTGATTTTGCAACAAAGCTTGTTCTTCTGGACTTGGCTCTTCACCTGATGCACTAAAGAATTTTTCTAACACTTGTCCAATATCTTTAGGATTATTGTAGATTTCAACTACTGCCATCATTGCAGCTTTATCACCTTGTTGTGATTGCTGTAACAACATTTGATATAAAATCTCTTCTGTTTTTTGTTTTGTAATTCTTTCGTTTATTTGTGTAAGGTTTTCTAAACCGTCCATCTCTTGTTGTAATGTTTCTCTATCTATAATACCTGCATTTAATAATTGCAATCCTGTAATTATTTTATTAGGTGCATCAAAAGAAGCCATAGCTCCATACTTTCTTCTTGTAATATAGTTCATGTCTATATCTGTAGAAGGGGTATATGATTCAGAAAAAGAAGCTCCTTTGTAAGTTCCTGTTATTGGTTTTCTTTTTTTACCAAAAAGTACTTCATCTAACTCTAATCTTTTAGAATCTACTTCTTGCAAAGCATACTCAAGAATAGTGTGATACTCATTAACCATCTGACTAACGCCAGACTCCAGCTCTTCGAGACCTCTACCTGTTACAAATGAGTTTGGTGATATTGCGTCATCTTGAACTGGATATCCAGCAACTACTCTGAGTTGCCTTTCTAATCTACCTACTTGTTCAAATAATTGATAAGGCAAGTTTGTAGTTGGTTTTACTATTTGTGAACCAGGAGATAAGTAGTTTATTGCATTTCTACCTTTTCTGTATTGACCTGACTCTATTTCACCAACTATGTTTGTTTCTGTAAATACTGCATCTTCCATAGCTATTACAGATAAAATGTTTATCTTAGCCATAGAAGCCATTAATCCTACTACTTGGTCAAATTGTCCTTGTAATCTATCAAAGCTAAATCTTTTAGCAATAACAAAAGCAGGACCTGACTTAAGTGGGTTAGGTACAAAATCAACTATTTTTTTAGAAGCAACATGAACAATGTATGTGCCTTCTAAATTCATATACTCAAGAATTACATCACCGTTCTCATCTGAGTTTTCCCAGCTACCATCATCGGTATATCTAAGGTTATAACTGTCATATGATGTATCCTCTGAATCTTTTTGTTCATAATAAGCTTTTAGCTCTGGATACATTTTTATAAGATTTTGTATTGGAATCTTTTGTATAATTGCTAATTCTTGTGGTTTTTGTTTATTGCCGTAATATCCTGGAAAACAGTCATAAGGATTTCTTAATTCTGCACATGGGTACATGTTTCCATTCATATCTGGTTTTGTAGTAATAACCCATACTGCAAATCCATAACCTGGTAACCATCTAGCTACTTGTGGTAACTGTAATTCTAATTCTTGCATCTTGTCGTATGCAGTAATAATTCTTTCTAATTTATCTTTTTTAGCTTTGTTTCTTTGTGAATCTCTTGCATTTGTTACATGAACATCTAATGTAGGAGTTTTACCTATCTTTTGTGCAAGTCTATCTAAAGCAGACAACATTAAGTTAGGTGCTGGTATTGTATGTGATTCGTTATTATCTAAACCAGGACCTAGTAATTGTCTTATTCCATCTTCTCCACCATTTAAAATTGCTCTGTATCTTGACCTATCTATTAAAGAATCATCGTGCATTCTTTTTAGATAGGATGCTCTCTCAATTATTTCTTGCGGTTTCATCTATCTCCAAGGTATATCATCCCATTGTATACCATTATAACCATCAAAGCTAGGAGTGTAGTCGATTCCCATATCAGAATAAGTTAATTTTGTCAACGTTCTAATTACCTTCATTGGAAACCAACTTGCCATAACTATGTCACTTTTGTAACCTTTGCCACCTTTACCTTTAGATGCAAAGTAGGTTAGTTGTTTTGTATACAATGTTGCTTTGTCTTGTGCTTCGCTATCTGCAAAAGGTATATCAATCATACCTTCATTAAACATAGGTGCTAAACTTGTAACACCAAATCTCTCATCCCATTTATTCTTATGTGTTTCGTGTCCTTCTAATTTAATTCCTTGTATATTACAGTATTCTTTTATTGTTTTGTCTTGTCTTATAGCTTTTTGAAATCCATTCTCTTCTATAACCCAGTGATACAATCCATACATATCATGCCATCTTTTAATTAATTCAAATGCTTCATCTAGACCACCACCAAGATTGTTGTCTAAATCAACCATTGTAAGTTTAATTTCACCACTATCAGTTTCTACTGCCCATAAAAAACCTGCTTGGTAACCTGTAGCTGCAGGGTCAAGTCCAGCAACTAAGTAAGAACCTCCTGGTATTGTTCCAATAGGCATATCAGCTCTATAACATTCTTGTACCATTTCAGGATTAAACAATCTAGCTGCTTGTGAAAATGCTTTGTTAAGATAAACCATTTCAAAGTTCTTTAAACCACCTGTAGTCATAGAATCTCTTTTACGATTCATTAACCATTTAAAAGTTCTTTTACTTCCCCATAACATACACTCAACATGTTCTTCTTCTTCTAATTCATTTTTAGTACACATAGAATCGTGTGCTTCTTCTACTATAGTTTCCCATGCTTCGTTTTCTAATAAAGCAGAATATAAATCATCAGGATGTTGTCTTGAACCAATAATCACCATAGCTGTATGTTCTTCTTTACGAGAACCTAATGTAGTAGTCCACCAGTTTTTAGTATTGTGTCTTGCACGTGGTTGCATAGTAGAACTGTGGTCCTCAATGTCATCTGCAATAATTATGTCACAGTCTCTTGATAAAATCTTACCACCTCGTCCTATGCCTATCATCGTAGGTGATTTAATACCAGATACAGTTCTAGTAGAAACAGTAAATCCATTTTGTGACCAAGACTTACCTGTTCTACTTGCTGGTTTAAATTGACCACCTGGTCCACAGAAATCTTCTTTAAGTCTTTCGTTATTCTCTAATGTATCTATAACAGATGAAACAGAGTTTTTAGCAATATCTTCATTACCACCAACCCACATAATTCTTATGTTTGGATTTCTACATATAAGCCAAACTACAAAGTGTATAAGTAATTCTGTTTTACCATGACGAGGAGGACTTAGTATCATTTGTTGTCCACCTTCAAGTAAAGCTTTATTAATTGATTTAATCCATTTATTATGGAAATCTGCAGTTTCAAAAGTTACACCTTGTTCTGTTAAAAAATATCTATCTCTAAAATTAACAAAGTCTTCTAGTGACTGTTTAGCATCATCAGATACTTCCCAATCTTTTGCTTGTATATCTTTTTGTAAATCTTCTCTATATGCAGCTAACATTCTAGAAACATGTGCAGTAGAACAAGATAAAGCATTTGCTACTTCTTGTTGATTAATATTTTCGTTAATTAAATCTAATGCATATCCTTCATCTTTAAACTTGTTATATAATGCACCTCTTCTTACAGTTGCAGACTTAGGTTCATTAACAGGTTTTTTAGGTGGTGTATATTCTTCACCTTTTTGTTTAGCTCTATAAATACGTTGTGATTCTCTTCTATAACATTTTTGTGAACAATATTTAGTTTTACCTGGAGGTAATGGCGATGTACATTCGTCTGCTATGCAAACTACATTATTTACCATTTAGTTTTATCAGCCCAGTATGCTGCGGACATTTTGCCCTTCTTAATATTTTTTGCATGCCTGGCTTTAAAAGATTTTTTTCTAGCTTTATCTTTTGCTGACTTAGGGTTTTTACCTGCTCCTGATACACCTTGCTGACCAAATCTAATAAGTTTAAGATTATGTCCTTCTTGTGCTAAAACAACATGAGACTTTTTAGGGTGTTTAGGTGTACGCTTAGGTTTATTAACACCTTTAAGTCCATGTTTTTTAAGTAAAGATTTTTTTCTATTAGCGTGTGACATTACTTACCAACAGCTTTCTGTGCTCGCTTGTGTGCTTGTGAAAATGTAGCTCCTCTAAGCATAGAGTTTTTCATATACTGCATATGTTTTTTACTATGATGTTTAGAATGTTTTTTCATAGTTTCCTGTTGTCTTTTAGTCAACTTAGATAAATCTATACCTTTTACTTTCATTTTTTTGTAGCTCTAGACTTTTGTACTTTTTTCAAATCTATTCTTCTACCTTCTTTATAAGCCTTAGCTGTAGCTCGAATTTCACGTGCCACAGACGCTTTAGAACGTTTTTTATTCTGTAAATACTTAGCAGGTACACCTTTCTCATATTTAACTTTTCTCTTACTTTTTTTTCTTGGCACGACTCTTACCTTTTTTCTTTATATCATTGTCCTGAGGGTGTCCACCTCTTATAAAACTGTTTACTCTACCCATAGCCCAAGCAGCCATGCTAGCAGACTTACTACCACTAGATAGATAAGCACCTTGTCCTCTGCGGTAAACTTGTGCAAGCTGTCCATAAGTGTATTTAGATTTTGAAGCTTTCTTTTGTAAAGTTGCTTTAGTCTTTGCATTGATAGGTTTTTTTTTAGGTTTACTCTTCTTCGGCGGCATTTCTAACCTCATTCATATATTGCATATTAACATTATAGTCAAGAACAAACTGTTCTATCAATTCATCAATTTTTTTAACATCAGGTGGTCTTTTAACAATTTGTGAACCACATGCGTCTGATAGGTCCATAGCCCATTGTTTGAGAACATCTCTGTTACGAAATATATTTTGCATTACTCCACCTTCCTATTTAGTATCTAGTGCCTTTTTTCTTTCGCTTAGAACTATTTTTCTTTTTCTTCATTTTTCCGTACATTACGTCTCCTAATAATTTTGTTATACTCTGTACAACCTAGATTAACACACTTTTTCTTTTCAGGTGTAATCTCATATAATGCATTGCATTTCTTGCAATTTATTATTTTCTTCATTCTATAATGTTATTATGGACAAAATACAGGAAAAGGCAATCAATGAAAAAGGTAGAGCAACTGCTTTACAACTAGAGCAACTTATGGCAAGAGTTGACTTTAAATATAATAGACATCAACCTTGTTTAGTATGTAACGAAAAATACAGACATCATATTGACGGATTACCATGTGTTTCAGATACAGAAAAAAAACAGATAATTCGTACAGATAGATGGGGTAATATACTTACAAGGGGATGAGCTAGGTTTTTCCTCCTTTACCTAGCTTTATCCCTCTACAGCCACAGCATCTAACAAATGGAAACTTACGTTTATCTCTTGCACGAGCCCAGTCGCTCTCAGGTCCTCAATAGGCACTATCATAGAGCGTGAAAAAAAATTTTTATTTTCTGCATCAACTATCTTGTATTTATCTTCAATAATCCAATCCACTATATGTGGTATGAGTGCTGTAGGATTCCAGTAAAGAACTGTGTTGGTTGGGTATATCCAGTAGAAGAGAAAGTCTGGAAATGTTTTAAATGCACACCCAATGGTTTTTTTATCAGGATGTACAATCTGTATCTCTAGTGCTACATTACCTGTAGATTCAGCTAGTGTATCTGTTTTTACTTCTACATACCTAGTACCTAGTTCGTTATTAAGAATAAAGAAGTCTGCCCCTTTCAACTGTTCTTCTTTACGAGCGTCCCTAACTATAAATTTTATCTTACCTTCATCTGTTGTTTGTGATTCATAATACTTTTTTATTAATGATTCACCCTTCTTACCGATAGTAAGTTGTTCATCGAAATCAAACATTTATCCTCCTGTAACTTGATTTAAAATATTATAATACTATAGTAATTTTAACAAATAGTTTTTTACAACTAAAAGGTTACAGGTAAGAGCTATCGGACGGCAAAAAGCTGACTGCATCTTACACGCAAGATGGACTGGGATTACCACAAAGTCAGTACCCGAGGACCTTTGAAAGTACGAAATTCAAACTTTTTTTTATGCGTAGCATATATGTCCGCTATGCACGAATCGACCCCCACCAAACGCACTATAAAAAAGGAGTAATTAACTTCTTTTTTACTAGCAAGTATGCTAATATACTACATTAGGGAAGTTGATTATGTTAACTATGGTAATGCCTGTAACATACCTGTAACTTACTCTAGCAATAGAGTTTCATACCAAGTTACTAATCAGCTTCCTTAGTTTTTTTTGTAGTAACAATTACCAATAATTCAAGGATTACTTACGTATATACCATACCCACACCCCACATTAACACTCCGTATACACGCAGACACACACGGTGAACACTACAGGCTTCCTTATATTTTCTATTGTTTACATGTGTTGACAAATACATCGAGTATTTGCCTATATGAATAAGTATGTAGTACTTTGTTTAATAAATACATACCCTCTCTTAAATACCATACATAATATATATAACTGCTGTTCATCTTTTCATCTATTCATAAGAGACTTAGCTTTACATTTCTAGTCAGTTAATAAGGTACAAGTTCACATTCCTTTTTAGCATACTTAAATACCTAGTAAATTTCCTATATAACACATACATTGCTACGCAAAAGATAAGATATATACTCACTTGACAAACTATTTAAGCACGCTTCTGTATCAATGTTGTGAACTTGAATAAATGTTCAAGTGTTATAATAAAGGAGGCGTAATGCCTAAATCAAAGAAAACTACTCAATGGATAAGTAAAGATAAAACTTATGATAGAGGTGGTATAGAGGGTACTAAATACTTCGGTATAAAATTAACAGGAGTAAACAGTACTAAATCAAATGGTGCTAATTCATTCTATATAATGCAATTAGGTAAAACAGCATTCGATACTAAGCCATTGCATAAAGAAAGCTTAACAGATTATAAAGCTTATATGCAATTCAAATCCATCGTAGTGGATAATCCAGAAGTGCTAAAGAAAGGTAAGTTCAAATTAAATTCTAATGGAACATTACCTAAAGCACTTCTCGATATATTAGGTACAGATAAAATATCTAAAGAAATAGCTGGTGTGCCTACTCGTGCAGAGTGCCAAGCTGAACAAGATAGTTGGAGTAAAAACTAACTAACAATAATTAAGAGGTGGCTACTTCGGTAGTCATCTCTTTTTTTATTATGCCCGATTAATCAATGCCAACAATACCATAGTCTATTCTGTCTGTCCCCCACAATCTAACCATATCTATTATTCTATCTCTATATATATATGCATAACAATCAACAAACATCACCAAAATTTTTTTCCCCTATGTGCGTCAATAGGGAACGATGTCTAGTTTACGCGTGTGTGAAATGGAGGCTGTCAAGTCGTCTTACTTAATCAAGAACATTTGCGAAAATTTTCCCTGCGACTAACTTGAGGTTGCGAAATTTTTTTCGTGTTATATATTTCTTATTGCATATTGAATATGAAAGGTGGTGTCAATTATGTCTAAGAGTTATAAAAAGCCTACTAATCCTACAACAAAGAAAGCATTTGTAGGTATAGATAAAGATAATGGTAAAGATATTTTTATCGACACAGGACTTCCTGTGATTGCTAGTACAAGCGAATTTATGCGAGATGTAGAAGGTGCAGATGAGCCAACTCATGATTGCATAGCTTGTTCTAAAAGAACTAGTGTACTAAGTTCTCGTTGTCAAGAGTGTAGAGATAACGACAAGGACTTGTCAGATAAGATGCGTAGACTTACCAAGCTAACAAGAGAAGGGATTGTTTATGAGGACAATAAAATGCCTCTAGTTCCCAACGGAGTTAGAGATGGCGAGTGGTCTCCCAATAAATCATTCGATAGAAGGATTGTTGAGGAAGAAACTAACAAGCTATGTACCAACTGCTTCATAGTCTTACCGAAAGCCTTCGGTCTTAAAAGACTTTGTGAGAGTTGCAGAGCTGATTGATTGTTAGTACAGAGTGTTTTGGTTGGTGGAATTAATTTAAAACACTCAGTAGTAACTATTACTTACTGTGTAGAGTAGCCCCTTTATTATGTACGATATGCAATATCAAAATGCACTTTATGCAGTAAGTAATAGCTATCCATTGCTAGAGTGTCTCCTTTCACATTGACAACTTAGTACAAGTCCTGCAAAGGATATGGGTAGCTATTTTTAAAGCTATCTATGAGTAAGAGCCAATAACTATGCCCTGTTGATTGGCGACTGAAAGTAGGTAGCTTGATGTACTTTAACTACTATAAGTTAAATAAAAAGCTTGACTGAGGCTTACATTGTTTCAATGTATTGAGCGATAGGATTAGAGTGCATCAAGCTATCTATGATATAGCTAAATCCTATGTGTGTTCTATACAATATACAACTACAACACATAGGTACATTCACATGCACAGACAAACCCTAGACTAGCGAGAGTTTAGGGTTGCCTGTGCTTATTAAAGGAGAGATTAATGATATGTGATAATTGTAAACAAAGCGAGATGCGTGTCTTAGGACAACTTGCAAATGTAAAATCAACTGTACTAAACATGGTTAAGTGTTACACCTGTGGGTATGGGAGTGTAAGAAAAGCTAACACAAAGAGAGGATAGATATGGGAATTGGAACTTCTGATAATGAAGAAGAGTTTGAGGAACAGTTAAAAGCTATTGAGGAAATGGGGTTTGATAAAATTCTAGACCTTAAATTGTTCAAGGGCTTTATACCTTATGGTTTATCAGTACTTCATTCAGATGAAGATAATGATGAGCCACCCACAATAAGCAAAGCTTATTCTGTAACAACTAATCCAGTTATAGCAATGGCTGAGTATTGGGAACACCATACACACATGGCTATAAGTGCAGGTTTGTCTTCATTGATAAACATGATTATAGATACATGCAGTAAGTATGGTGCTGATGAAATCATATCAGTTCTAAACAAACTGATTGAAGATGATGGCGAAGCTATGACAGAGATAATGCTAAAGGGCATATATCAAACACAACCTGATGTCATATCAATAGGTAATCCACACATACTAAACAATGTTGTTTCTGGTGTTATACCAGATGGAAAGTTTAGTGATGATGTAGAGAACTTTCTTAAGAAGGTTGTAGAAACGGAGGAAGAATAATGGCTAAGAAAACAGCAGAGGAAGTTATTAAAGAGCTAAGACAAATGCTTGATGAAACTGCCGACATGATTGTAAAGCTAATGACTAACAGTAATTATCTTAAACAAGAACAAGACAAGATAAAAGATGAGTTGGACTTAATGCAAAGTAAGTTAAATGAAGTATCAAAGATGACATTGATTTTAATTACACACTCTGATAGTCCAGAAGTTAGTAAGTTAGTTACTGAGATGATGATGAGTAACAAAGAGTTTGTTAACTATGCAGAGAAAATAGCTAATGAGGAAACATTTGAAAGTATGTTAGAAAGTATGTCTAAAAATCCTATCTTTGGATTAAATGATTTAGATATAAAGAACATGTCTGATGAACAAAAAGATATGTATCGTCAAACATGGGAACAAACTAAAGAAATGTTTACTCTTGCTGGTATGCAACACGACTTAGCAGAGGAAGAATAATGGTATGTAAACAATGTGGTCAAGAAGTTAATAAAGCCACAGTAGATATAGACGAGATACTTGCACACCCAGACATAACACTTGATGTTGACTATTGGATTAAAGAAAGTCATAAGAAAGAGTGCGTAAAGGTATGAGTGAGGAAGTTAAATCAAAAGAGATTATTGCTTTCATACATTGTAAAGAGTGTATTAAAGAAATAGATACAGAAAACTTAGATGTATCACCACGAGAATATATTAATTTAGAGATAGGAATTAATATAGACAACCAATTACTTGTTGGTTGTGTAAGACACAACGAACATGTTGGTGCTTTTACATTACATGAACAAGTAAACATGCAAGTCATGGAACAAGGTTGTGATTGTTGTGAGTGATGTATATGAGTTTGTAGACCATAGTAACAAAGTAGATGAAAATGTTTTAGTCGTAGACTTTCATTTTGATAGTGATGTTACTAAGGAAGAAGCAATAGAAACAGTAGCTTATATGCACAAACTAATTTATGCATTTAAGAAAGGCAGTAAAGATTATCAATACGGAGTTGTCTCAGACGCTAAGAGACATACATTAGATTGTGATTATACTCCTAAACTATTTGCTGTTTCAAGATGGAAGGAGACTGATGATAAGTAATATACCAATTTGGTTTTTATTACTAGTGCCTGTGTATCTAGTAGGTGCGTGGACAATATCGAGTTGGCTTTATACACAAGCCATGTCGGGAATAAATATGTACCAGATGTACATGTTAAGAAGGAAATGGAGGAAACATAATGCCTAGTGGAGTAGAAGGCGATATGAAAGATATGCAGGAATTTAGTGAAAGACTAAGAAACTGTGCTATCACAGTAGATATTCTGAAATATCTTAATGGTCTAGCAATAGACTTAGAATACAACAGACAGATTGAGCCTAGTTTCTTAGATGAAACAATAGACAGCGACTTAGATGTAGTAGCTGATGATAGGTTTCCCTGTGTGTTGTTGATGGCTATGCCTCACTATCATAGAGCAGGTGTTGAAACAGACACTCATGTTCGTTTGTTCTTTGAGGTTATTGTAATGAACAGAGATGGTAGTCAAGCAGACAAAGAGTACACGCAGGTAACTGTTGATGTACCTATGGAAGCCATAGAGATACTTCCAAATATTCCAGAGATAAGGTGGATAGATGAAAAGCTAGACAGAAACTCTTTGATGAATGCTTGGAAAGACATAGATAAAAGCAAACTCAATGATGAAGTTATTTCTAAGTTTGAGGAATTGCTTAGTAAAGAAAGAGAGGAAGAATAATGAGTGAAGAGTTCAACATGAATTGTTGGGATAAACTCTTATCTGTTATCGGCATATCAGACAGAATACTTCTGTATGGTGTAGCAGGTACAGGTAAAACATATCAAGCTAACAGGCTTGGTTTAAAGAAAGGACAAGGTACTTACAACATAACATTGACAGCAGATAGCACGGCTACTGAGTTAATGGGGCATTACATAGCTACCTCTGATGGAGGTTTTCGTTGGAAAGATGGTAATGGTGTACGTGCTTTTAAAGAAGGTGCAAGACTTGTAGTCAATGAGATAGACCACGCAGGTGCAGATGTGCAGACATTTTTACATGCGTTACTTGATGACAAAGAGTTTGCAGGTTTTAACTTGCCTAATGATGAGGGTGAGTTTGTTAAACCAATGGATAACTTTCAGTGTATTGCAACAATGAACGGCTATCCAGATGATTTACCAGAGCCACTAGCAGATAGGTTTCCTGTCAAGATTAATGTTGATAGTGTACACCCCGATGCTTTAGAGGGCTTAGGTAATAAACTCAAAGCTATTTATCTAGACGCTGATAGAACTTCTTTCTCTGTTCGTAAATGGATAGAACTAAGGAAGTTAATGGAAAGTGATGTACCTAATGAGGAAGCAGTTAAAGTATTGTTTCCAGATGAGGACGAGCAGTATGCTTTACTTGTCGCTTTAGGTATTCAGAAAGAACAGTATCCTGATGAAGAAGACGAGTAGTTTATTCAAGGTTAAAGGTAGAAAAGCAGTAGGTAAAATTCCTACTGTTCTACCTAACATAGCTTTGTTTGGTAACGAAGTAAGAAATTACAATGTTGTTTATACAGATACACCTGCAAAACGGAGTAACAAAAACGATATTAACATACCAAAGTGGATAGCTACTGCAAACAATAAAGATAGAGAACTGTTAGTTCAAGCAGGTATCTATGTTAAGTTGTTGATGAGCGACATGAAGTTTCAAAAGAAAGATGAAACTATATTGTATTTATCACAGATGTTAGTAGGTATTAGGTACGCCCGTAAGAGAATACATGAAGTACTAAAAGATATGGGTGGTGAGAAACGTTATGAATACATAAAGAATATTATTGATAATCATGAACGTAAGTATGATATTGATGACACAGATGAAGCTATACGAGAATTGTTAGAACGAAAAGAACTAACTGACTTTGATGTAGCTTTCTTTAATGAGTACAAGCAGTACAGATATTGGAGAAAACCTGTTGGACTTCAACCTAATGAACACAATGTACAGCTTACTGTATGGAGAGCTATCAGAGAATTGTATGAGGACAAAGACATAAGTAAGTTTCAATACAATCTAACTAAACAGTTTGCTTTGTATGGAGAGTGGCGTTACAACATGATAAAGAAAGATGATGTTGAGAAAATAGTTGCAAGTAATGTACCTTTTAATATACCTATTGATATAAGAAATCAAGATGTACAGTACATACAACAACTAATTGACCAAGTTAATTATGTTATATCTGATACAGCAAGTTATGTTAGAGAATTTTCATCTGTAAATCAGAGATGGAAATATTCTAACAGCCTAGAAAAGTATATTGTTAGAACATGGAAACTTAGTTCTAAGCAGTTGAGATACAGAGTAAACAGAACTTACAAGTATCTAATGGGCGACCTATCCAAAAGATATTATGGTGGTCGTGGTAAAACACTAGCTGAAAAAGGTTTGCCTAGTGATAACTACAAGCCAACTCCTGCTAACTCTAAAGAGGCAGAGGAAAGTCCAGACGGACTTAGTTTGCCTAATGAATTGAGTGATGAACTCAAAGAGAAAATTATGCAGGAAGCTGATAGAAACCATGAAAGACAAAGACATTATGTAGACCACAGAACTAATGATGGTGGTGTACATGGTAAAGCTAGAGTACATAGGTTCAGTCCTGATTCTAAAATACACAAAGCTATTAGGGAACTTAGGAAAAGAAACAATGATACAGGTGTAGTTCCTAAGAACATGCACCGACTTACTACCGACCGAAAAGTTTTTCAAAGTAGGAAAACAGTAGCAGGTGGAAGTATGATGATTGATTGTTCTGGAAGTATGGGTTTCTATTCTGATGATGTAGAGGAAATAGTTAATCTATTACCTGCTAGTTGGATAGCTGGATATGTAGGTTATCACGGAAAACATGATGGTTATGATGGAGATATTCGTATTATTGCCGACAACGGCAGTATGAGTAAAGACGCTATTGAAAAACTTAATCAGTATGGTGCTAACTCAGTTGACTTAGAAGCATTGAAGTTACTAGCTGAACAACCAGAGCCAAGAATTTGGGTATCAGACCAACAAGTTATTGGTGTTGATGAACATACAGGTAGGTCTATAACTCTATCTACTAAGAGAGTATTAGAGATAGAACGATTTATGTTAAAGAATAATATCATACCTATTGAAAATGTAGATATGGTAAAAGAGGTAGCTAAACAGCTATCAGTAAAGAAATAGGAATACTCTCGTTCCTATTGCCGTGTAAAGTGTGGGTGTGAAAGCACCCACATTTTTTTATTTTTTCTTTTTATATGCATATGCATATGCACAATTATATTTATATTCTAAAGGTTGCAACTAAATCACAATCACATTACAATTAACTCATGAGTAAAACAGAAAACAAAACAGGGGTGTCATCTTTAATAGATGAGGCAACACAAAAAACAATGGGTGGTAATGTCCATTGGTATGAAAGAATACCTGCAAAGGCTATTCCTTTTATCGAAACATTATCTAAAAGGGTTGCAACAGAAGGCACTAAGGCTAACGCTAGAGTAGTTAGCGAAATATTGGAACGGGAATATGAATTTACAGTTTCTCGTAGCCGTGTTCGTTTATGGCTAGCAGATTTGGAGAAACAATATGCCGAAAAAAACTAACCATAAAGAACTTGCAGACCTCTTAGCTGAAGCTGAGAGCGATAGAATAAAAGACTTAAAGAATACCAATGAGCGATTGCTTAAACAAATAGATAAACTTAAAGACAAGAAAGCCGATATGATTGAGGCAGTTTATCAAGGTGCAAGAGACGGCATGTCTACTCTATCACTTCCTAAAATTAGCAAACCTGCTAAATCTAGAAAATCCACAACACAAGAGGAAATCTGTGTGCCGTTACTTTCAGATATACAACTCGCAAAGAGAACCCCAGACTACGACAGTTTGGTAGCTGAGGAGAGAGTTATTAGATATGCACATAAGATTGTAAAACTTGCTGAAATACAAAGGGCAACACATAAAGTAGAGAAGTGTGCAGTACTTTGTCTAGGAGATATTGTTGAAGGAGAGCTTATATTTCCAGGGCAGGCACATTTAATAGACAGTTCTTTATATAGGCAAGTAACAGTAGATGGTCCAAGAATGATGCATAGTTTTTTAAGTATCTTATTAGAAAACTTTCAAGAAGTAGATGTATACTGGGTGATAGGTAATCACGGTGCTCTAGGGGGTAGGTCACGCAGAGATTACAATCCAGAAACGAATGCTGATAGAATGTTAGGAAAAATACTACAGACTATGTTCAAGGATGAAAAGAGAATAAACTTTATCATCCCTGAAGGTGTTGACAATCATTGGTACACCGTAGCTAATCTTGGTGAAAAAGCTAAATTCTTTTGTTTCCATGGAGATAATATCCGTGGTTCAATGGGCGTTCCGTTTTACGGATACAATAAAAAAATACTAGGTTGGAAAGCTCTTGCAGCAAATGGCTTGATGGAAGACTTTACACACGCAGTTGCAGGACATTATCACACACCAACATCACTATATATTAATGATGTACGTGTATGGGTAAATGGTTCGACTGAAAGTTACAACAGTTATGCACAAGAACAATTAGCAAGTATGGGTAGACCATCGCAGTTTTGTTTGTTTGTGAAACCTGATAAAGGTGTAACTGCAGAATACTTGGTTAACTTAGAGGAATAGTATATGGCAAAAACATTAAATGTTAAAGCTGTTGAGTTTGCAGGAGTTGGTACTATACCAAAACTCTTGATTGAAACTGACGGTGAATACGAGCAAGTGCTTTTAAAAGTAGGCGTTACTCGTTTAGATAACATTCAATTAGAAGAAGAATAGATTAGTCAAAGGAGGCGATGTGGCTAAATTTAATTTAAATGAATATGAAATGGTGGAAGATAGGCTCAAGAAGTTTTGGGACGACTGTCCTAATGGGCGTATTGAAACTAACGTTGTACATATCACAGATGATGGCTCATGTGTATCAATTAAAGCTGAGATATATACAGATGAAAAGAAAGTATTACCTGTATCAACAGGTATTGCACAAGAAACTAAAGGTCAAGGTGGCTTTGCTAATGCAGATGCATGGATGGAAAACTGTGAGACATCTGCTATAGGTAGAGCATTAGCTAACTGGAAGTATCAAGGGTCTAATAAAAAGAGACCTAGTAGAGAAGAAATGTCAAAGGTTGTTTCCACACCGCCAAAACAAAAGGAGAAAAAAGTAGTAGAGGATGTTAAGGAGTCAGGGACTTCTTCTACTGCTTCTCCTACAAAGCAAATTAAAGATGCTGGTTTTGGTGATAGAAAAGGTGACACACATCCTGGTGGTAAATTAGCTATTGATGATGCAGGACTTATATGTCCCTGTGGCTCAGATGCAAGAGTTAAATACTATAAGACTGAGGAAAAGAATAAACCTAATAGTCCTGATTTTAGATGTCAGGCTATGTCACAATGTACAGCAGGAGATACTGTAGATGGTAAAGTCTTTGCTAAGTCTTGGTGGATGGATAATAAATCAGTACCTAGCAGTTGGAAAGATTATGCTGCAGTACAGAATGGTATGACATTACCTAAGCCTAAATCATTAGATGATATTAAACCAGGAGAAGCACCCTTTTAATTCATAGTAAGCAGAAGCCGAGGTAGAAAGGATAACACCCTCGGCTTTGCTATATCAATTACTTACTAACTGTTTGTGAGCCACCGCTACCAATTTGTTTTTTAGCGTATGTCTTCACAACAGCGAGTGCAGCACCACCACCTGCTAATGCAGCTAACTGAAGTACTTCAGCGTCTACACCAACTAGTGGAGCTACAGTTAAAGCACCAATAAAGGCTTCAATGAATGTCCAAGCAGTACGCTCTAACATATCTTTTAAGTCTTCACTCATCTTATACTCCCATGATTCAGACCAAGGAGTCCACCCCACATCCTTCTTGAATGTGCCGTCTCGGTTTCTTCTTCTATTTGATTTCTCAAACAAGCTCATTGTATCAATCTACCTTTCAACATAGCGTTAGTTTTAATAACATTTCCGTTGATTTCTTGTAGTTTTTCATACACTGTGCTAGCTAAGACAGTATGGTCTTTAGCTTTGTTATCTACAGTAGGTTTGTTTTCAAGTAAGTTATTAATAGTTGTATATTCTATTGTAACTTTCTTACCTTGTAGTAATTGATTAGCAACTTTTGCATACATCTTTTTGTAAGCAACCGCACTTGAACCTATAAATCCATCTTTAGATATTTCTAAATCCTGTTGTGTTTCTCCTACAATTAAACAACCTGATGTATGTTCATCAGTGTTCCCTGTATGAATTAAGATATACGTAAAGTTAGGTACATCTTGTATGTGTAACATTCCATAGTGTGCATTCTTATATCTTTCTGAATACTTAGCGTGGAATCCACCTGTCTTTCTAAATTCTATATCGTAAGTTCCTTCTGGTATGCATGTTTCATGCATTACTTTTACTGCTTGATACTGGTCTTCCAATGTATAACATTCAAATAAACCATCTATAAACAGCAATCCATTGGTAGCATCTGTACCAAATTGAGTTCTAACAACTGTTAGCTTCACCTATACCTCCGTATTTACAGTCACACACGCTTATATGTGTTCCATTCTTATCTGTATAAGTATAGCACTTACTTTCCTCCACAACATCCACCACCACAACAATTGTCCATTGCTATTCTCCTTTCCTAAAACCGATAGTTAATAGCCATATGGCTAGTGTAATTACTGTAGCTAATCCTGTGACCTGCTGTGCAGACCCTGTTAGTGTCAGCGTTGCAATAACTAAACCAACCAAAGTCCAACTTAGGTTTAATGTTTCTTTAATTGCAGCCACTATCCATGACCATAGCTTTTTTATCATAAACTTCTCCTAAACATAAAAGCCGCCATACTAGCTATTCTAGTCAGAATAACTGGCACTACAACTTCTTGAGCTTTTTCACGTTGGTCTTGAGTCATGTCATCTCCTATGTTTCCTATCTCTATTGCTTCAAAGTCTATATCTACAAAAGTTTCTATTGGATTATCTAAGAATGTTTCAAACTGTACTTCTGTAACAACGTCAGCAAGTGTATAGTTTTCTACAGCAGCATTTTCTACAGCTCTTTCAACGTATTCTTCAACAGCTTCAGCTACTACTTCATCTTCCTTTACAGCTTCAGCTATTATTTCTACGTCCTCTGTCTGTACCTGAAGTACTTCTGCAACTACTTCTACTTGTTCTTCTGTAAGTTCTTCAATCTCTTCAATAGCTTCTTCTACTACAGCCTGAACTATCTCTTGTACTTCTACAGAAACTTGTTCTAGGTTTTGTACACCTATGTCATTGACTTCTTCTATGACCTCGATAACTTCTTCGGTTTCAAGTTCTTGTACATACTCTTGTATAATGGCTTCTTTAACTTCTTCATATTCTTCTAGCTCCTCTTCTGTATATTCTTCTATTTCTTCTGCAGTTACTTCAGGAATATCTAAGACAATAATCTCTTCTATTTCAGCAACTTCTTCTTCTAACTCTTCTTCAGTTAGTTCAATAACTTCTTCATCTTTAAAGAAGTTAAAGACTTCTACAACTTCTTCCTCAACATCTTCCTGTATTGACTCATCCAAAATCTCCTCTGTTTGAATTTCATCTTCTGTATCGGTGTCATCGCTAAATATCTCTTTGTCCAACTCATCTTCTATTTCCTCTTCTATTTCTTCTTCTATAATTATAACTATATCTTCAGGGATATCTATAAACTCAACTTCTATAATTTCTATTTCTTCTACTTCTTCTAAGTATTCTTCTACTTCAAGTATTGCTTCAAGAAATTCTTCTGCTTCTTCTTTAGTTTCAAACTCATATATTTCAAATTCTTCTTCACGTTCAAGTAACTCAACTTCAAGTTCCATTTGTTTTTCAAGTTCAAGTACTTCTTCTTCAGTAAGCTCAATAAATTCTTCATCTTCATACTCGTCTTCCAAATCATCATATATAAAATCATCATCATGAAACTCGTCTCCGATTTCTTCCAGGTCTTCTTCAATAATTTCAATGTCATATAATTCTAAATCTCCACGTTTAACTTGTTCATCAGTTAATTCTACACCATATAAATCAAAGTTCTTTTGACGTTCGTTGTCACGTTCTACTGTACCATCTTCTATTTCTTCTTCCCTATATTCACTAACAGTTCCATCTTCCATTACAACTTCAAACTTTTCAGGCTCAGGAGGTGGAGGAGGTATATAAGGTTCAGGTTCTTCTTCAGGTTCTGGGGGCGGTGGCGGTAATGTTGTAGTGGTAGTTGTTGTAGTAGTAGGCATAATATATTTAAAAGATATATCATCTAACAATGACCAGTCATTTAAAAATATAGTAAAGGAATCTATAAAGGTATCTAATGTATCGTATATGTTGTAGATAATTTCTTCAAACATAGTTTCATCTGATACATATTGTTGTGCTTGTATAGTATTAGTTTCAGTTGTTTCATCTGTATGCGTATAAGTTACACTACCTTCATTGTTTACTGCACCTACAATAAAACCTACTTCGTATATTTCTATGTCTAGTTCTTCTTCATCTACTGTTATTGTGTCAGGTAAATCAAAAGAATAATTAGAACCATCTCCACCATGTTGTTGATATTCAAGGTTCATACAAAAATCTGTACATCCATACTTACCTGTCCAAATATTATCTATTACAATATTATTTTCTATTTCATCACCATCTATATCTAATTCATCTTCAGGTAATACTATATCTGTAGCCTGTTCCCATTCAGGAATAGTTGTTGTTGTAGT